CAGGATCAACACAACGCGTTTAGTTGCGTTAAATCAACCAAAGGCTAAGGAGCCATGCCCTATGTTCGCAGATCCACAAAGCGTAACGGTTAATGCCGTTGCTCAGTCCCTCGCTCGAATTTCAAGCGGGGAGCTTGCCTCAAAGTACAGGAAGGATGACGGAACTTATTCCTTTATCATTTCCCATGCCGAAGGCAAGCGGAACCGTCGTGTCGTCCGGCTTGAACACCGGAAGATCGCGGCGGATCCACTGACAGCAGATAACGTCGAGTATTCGATGTCAGTCTACACGGTATTCGATGTACCCCCTGTGGGGTACACGAGTGTCGAGCTGAAAGACATCGCGCTCGCGCTTACTGCGTGGCTGTCCAGTGCCAACATTCTGAAGGTACTGGGTGGCGAATCCTAATCAACTGGTAACTTCCAGTCGATTTACTTCGGTCGGCGCCTGTTCCACGAGAGTGGAGTAGGCGCCTTCCGCAGTTTGTCGGATTCGATGAGTTGCAAAACTCACATCTGCTCCACGGTTTAAACCACCGTGGGGGTATGGGGCTATGGATGCCTGGCCTCCAATCATGGAGGTAAGCATGAAAAGCCTGATGTGGCTCGTTAGCAGCGTGCTGAATGATATCAGCATGCAATGTAACACCGACACCCAACGCGATCACGATTATGTGAAAGCGCGTGTCGAACGCGAGGGACTGTCATTTCTGACAATCACCCTTTCAAACTTTGCGCGGGACTTCGAAAGAAGTCTCGAGGAAGGTTTGATCGACTCTACCCGTTTCTTAGGTTTTAAGAGACGGGCGTCGCTCCCTGCGTTTTTGCAGGGTTTGATCAGTCGTGTGTTCGACATTGGTGATGGTAAGTTGCTCAAAGAGCCTGACATAGCTGCGATCTTCTTCGTTAGGCAATTCTGCCTAATGTGGAAGAAAGTAAATATCGACTGTTCAAAAGAAAGGACAGAAGATGCTATTAAGGCTTATATTGAGACTGATGAGGATATCAACCGAAGACCAGCGTACGATACCGTCGCGTCCAACGATGAATTCACCCTCGCGGGTGAAGTTGGTCGCGTGGGTCGTTTTATCTGGCATCGTCTTGAGTATAGCTATGCTAATGCATGGCGATATTCTCGACTTGTGCCAAAACACGGTCCCGGAGCCACAGCAGAACGAATCTCTGGTAATCAGAAATTTGAACTGCGTACTTGGCATGCTCGATTACAGGAGCACTTCCCCTTAGACAGCTATGCGTTTCCCAACGCTAGTTGGTTAGGGGAGGAGTGCTCCGAGAGCATTGATATTCTAGAACCTGGTGCAGAACCGCCCGTAAGGGTGGTAACTGTACCTAAAACGCAAAAGGGCCCACGTGTTATAGCTATTGAGCCTGTGTGTATGCAATATACACAGCAAGCGATAGCCGAATTCCTTGTTCGAGAGATCGAACAAGGGACCCTAACCTCGGGACGGATAAACTTCCGTGACCAAACGGTTAATAGGGCATTGGCTTTAGACGGGTCGAAAAGTGGTTATTTTGCCACCATCGATTTGTCTGAGGCCAGCGACCGCGTGAGCCTTTCACTGGTTAGACTGGTTTTCAAGAGTTGTCCCCTACTTATGGAGGCACTCGAGGCGACCAGAACAACTAGTGCAGAACTTCCGGACGGAACTAAAAGACCCGTCTACAAGTTCGCGTCTATGGGTTCAGCACTTTGCTTTCCCGTCGAAGCCGGCGTCTTTTTTACGCTAGCTGTAGTTGGGAGATGCAAGGCGCTCAACTTACCTCTGACTTACCGGAACGTTGTTCGTATGTCCCGGCAGGTCTACGTTTACGGGGACGATATAATCGTCCCCGCGAGCGAGGTGTTGACTGTGATCGAAACACTAGAAGCCTTTGGGCTAAAGGTGAATCGCAACAAGAGTTTCTGGATTGGAAAATTCAGAGAATCTTGCGGCATGGACGCTTATGCAGGTGAACCAATAACACCGGTTTATCTGCGTGAGCTACCTGATCACAGACGTTCTAGGAACGGGATTGTTTCACTAGTCTCGTTCGCCAATCAGCTCTATAAAATAGGGCTATGGCGAACTGCACGAGACGTTAGACGGTACGTAGAGGGCTTGGTTGGCCCTTTGCCGCACGTCTTGGAGACATCCCCTGGCGTAGGTTGGCATAGCTTCTTAGGAAGCTACGTCGGCCAGCGATGGTGCCCAAAGACACACGCATTCTTAGTGAAGGCGTGGGTCGTTAAGCCCATAGAGTACCCAGATCCACTTCAGGGTCATGGAGCTCTCTTGAAGTTCTTCCTAAAGAGGGGCAGCAAGCTGGCGCACTTCGGTGAGAAATCACCTGGGTGCGTCGACTGGAAGTCCCCCGATAGGAGTAACTTGACCAAAAGCGTACGTCCTGGCGGCGTTTACATAAAACGCCAGTGGGTCCGCCCCTACTAGAGGGCGGTATCCGGGTTCCCTAATCGGGACCGTGGGTGGAGAAC